CTGGGATACAATGAAAGATTCGAGTTTTTCCTTTCTCTACTGCACTAATTTTAATTACTGAGTCTTTTAATTTAGACGAACTTATTGATACGAGATTCTTTCCTTTATTTGCTAGTTCTAGTTTTTGTACTACTCTATTCTTAAGTTTAAGTCCATACTCATCATCTTTAAAACTTATCTTTCCTTCATCATTGACCAAATAATCGCTCTTTTTAGTTTTATTTTTATAATCTACCCATGGTATACCAGCCGATTTATTCAAATCCATGCTGATACAGTGAATATTATTTACATTTCCATTTATTCCTTCATTAATTGCTAATTCGATGTCATTTGGTGTTTGTCTAATTTCTGATAAAATTGAAGCATATTCTGATGACAATTGATTAACTATACTATCTACTAAGACTACATCAATAGATGGTAATTCTTCACACATAATTGAATTTTGAGTTAATAAAAGACTTTTCTCTCCTTTTCTATTTAGCGGCAAAATCGCTTTAATTCTTTCATCTTTAGGATTGAGAGGGGCCGGTTGCATTTGTTCGTCAAATTTATAACAGAAAGGAGAAAAATTCCAATGAGATAAACTAGTATCAGATACAGGCTTATTTGTACCGATGTATTGTCCAATATATTCCAAATCACTTCCATTAGGTAAATCTGTGGGATGACCTCCTACAAATAACTTCATAAAAGCATCATTTTCTACGTTAAAGCTTGAGGTATCATTTATTAATTCTTTAGGGACATTAAGATCTTCTTTAGTGAGCATTGAAACGTAAACATAACCTACTGATTCACCTTTGACAATTCCTACAAATTTTGAAATTTCTCTATTTTGCGTTACAACTGGTCCACCACAATCTCCATTTTTGATTAATTGATATTGATTAGTTTTAATTTTGAGAATATCATATACTCTTTCCATATTAGTTGAAGTTACTGTGTACGTTAATTTTCCAGGATATTCTATTATTCCAGTACCATTGCAATCTTGATTTATTATTCTAAACAATACTGATGAAGAATTAACATTTTTAATATATTCATTTTTTGAGATTAAATGACCACTGAGATCTCCAAATGTACGCGTGTACGACATTAAATTATCGCGCTTTAATACTATATTATTTTTATTGAGATATTCTTCTAAATCTATTTTATTTAAACATTTAATTATCGCTATGTCGCGTACATTATCTACAAAGATTACTTTTCCAATATTATA